AGAAGTAAGAGTAGAAATTAAGGTAATCATTGTCTATCTCGCTTATTTATCAATTCAAATAATGTTCTAATTTTTTCTTCCAAGACCGCCACTCTTAAATCCAATTTTGCAAGAACAATAATCAAAGTAATGATCGCCAGTAATATAGGCCATCCCTTTGTAAGAATCTCAAAAGTATCCATTATTTGATCGTTCTTTTGCGTTTTTGTTTTGTTTTATTACCAATCCTTGCCTTAATTCCAAGATACAAATAAAAGTAAGCAATAATCGCAATACCCAAGTCTTTAAGAATCCACAAAGGTAGATCAGAATCGTGCGGTGAAACGCCAGTGGTAAGGAATTCAATGTTTCTAAATGCCTGACAAACCAAACCAACTACTGCAACAATCAAACCTACCTTATGCCAAGCTGGATATAACCGCATCCTCTCTGATAAGGCTCCAACAAAAATAATAAGAGCAGCGGTTAAATCAACAACAGTAGCTAGAAAGAATAATCCAGTCATTTACGTTTCCTTCTGACAACAGGCTTTTTACCTTTCAATTCTTGAGCTACTTGTAAGATATCTTGGCCTTCTCTTTTGTCGAAGAAATTGGCGATAAGTGAGATAACACCGACAGACAGAACACCGATACAATAACCAATACCCAAAGCAGTATCCGCTTCATTGATGTTTACCCCTAGTTGATTAGCAACAACACCACCTAGAGCAAAAGCGGCAGCAACGGAGATACCGCCAATTATTGCGCCAGCAGCAAGTTTCCCATGTTGATGTAATTTCTTTGGTTGCCAAAAAAACGAGATAGATAAACCACCAAAAAAACCAGCAATACCCGTTAATAATTTACCAACAGATAAACTTCCAGCAATGCCTGATATTGGTTCTGCCATGATTATTCTTCCTCACCACCAGTTATTGCTGGAGTAATTCCTTGCGGAACACCTAACATTTTTGATTGATACTCTGAAAGTATATCTACCAATCCTTGCCCGCCTGCTTGAATAGCTGGAATTGCTGGAGCAATTCCTCGCTGAATAACTGGATTCCATAATTGACTATTACTCATAACATTTAATACTTTATTGCGTTCAGATGTAGGAAGAATTGAAAGCAATTCATTAGCAGATTTTCCAGACTGCATTGCACTTTCTAATGCTTTGAATGTTGCCCTATTAACTTTTCCCTCAAAGTCTTTTAACGCTTCACGAATTATAGTAACCGGCCTATAAAGAATTGGGGGAATTGGAATACCTAACAATTTTGATTGATTTTCTGAAAGTATATCTACCAATCTTTGCCCGCCTTTTTCTGCCATAAACTCCACTTTTAATGACTTTTCTACGGATTCCGCAAGTTTTAAAAATTCTACGGCAGGACTTTTTGGTCGTTGACCACCCATTTCTTTAATAAAATCAAAACGACCAGGGCCAAAAACGTCTTCAACGGCAGATGGATTATTGCCTTTTACTAAGTCAACAAATCCTTTTTTATCTCCAGTTGAATAAAGATTTCGCGCATATTCAGCCATCTCCTTTTGCTCAATGGCTTTCATTCCATTTTCAAATGTCTTTAAGTAATTACCCCAATTAGATCCTCCGGCGTTAACGATTGCATCATCAATTAACGGTTTGATTTGCTGCGCTACAGATGCGGCCAGCTTTTTACGAGTGCTTTCTGTTGCACCTGGATTTAATTCGGCAATAGCATCAGATACTCCATTTTTACGTATCGCATATAAAGCCTCTGGAGTAATACTTCCAAATCTATCAGTCCATCCAGAAAGCATTTTATTGACGCGATCAATAACACCGGCAGCGTCACGATTTAATCCAATATCAGGATCGCTTAATTTTGCGCTTAATTTAGAAATAAGATCATCTGTTTTTAAGGGCTGCAATCCGGCTTTTGAAAGATCATCAATCCTTTTTTGCACATCTCTAGTCATTTCACCAAAACGCAAAGATTCTTCAGCAGATTTAATAGCTTTTTGTTCAGCAAAATTTACAAGTCCTTCTGGATAACCATATTTTCCAGAAACCCTCGGTAGTCCTAATTCTGTTGACTTTCCGCCAATTTCTCCTCGGCCCCAATTTTTAGCCCAAAAAGATGCCCTCTCACTTAAATCGGCAAGTTTTCGTACTTCATCAACATTTGCAGCGGCAGCTCCTTCAAATGCTGCTTTTTCTGCAACAAGACCTGGAAGCTCTCGACCTGCAATGCCAGCTCTAGCCAATTCCGCTTCTCGCATTGGCGTAGTAATTTCATTTAAAGCACGTTTTGATGCTTCTTGAACAGCCCTTGATTCTGTCGGTGTCGTTCCTCCAGCAAGCCTAGATAATGCGCTTTTGATTTCAGCTTCTTGCACATCTAAACGCCTAGACCACCAACTACCAGTGCCTGAAGTTCTTGCAAGTCTATCTAAAGCAGACCAAGTATCGTTTCCAATATCAGCGGCAGCTTGACCAGCAGTTTCGCCTTCAGAAGCCGCTAAGTTTGCTGCTTTGATAGCATTTATATCTCCTCCAGCAACATCTCTAGCGATTTTTGCTGCCTTTATTTGACCAAGTTTTCCAGATATTGCGTCATATAGCCACCCTGCTCCTTTTGCTAACTGTTTGACTACAGGAGGGGTAACAACAGAAACAGCGCCTCCGATTTCTGCGCCAGTTTCAGTCGCACCAAGCAGATCAACCTCTGGACTTACAATTTGACCTGCGGCTCCACCACCAGCACCAGCAATAGCGCCACCTAAAAGTCTTTGACCAACAGGAAGTGCTGCCCCACCTGCACCAGAAAATCCTGCGCTAGAAATTACAGGGGAAAGTCTAGTTAATCCAAGTAACCCTGCTCCAGCACCTAAAACTGGAGCAGCAGCAATTCCAAGACCAGCTTGTAATAAAGGAACTGTTACATTTTGTCTAATTGCCAAATTTTCTGCGGCACGTTCCTCTGGCGTAATTTGCCTGCGACGCGCAAGAATACGTCCAGTTACAGCAGACGTATCTTCCGGCAATGTTTGTTCAGTCAAGATAGCATTTACATTAGATGGTTCTTGTTCAACTTTTTGTGCAGAAGTTCCACCAAAATCCTCTGCCGTAGCCAAACCAGATGAAATTGCTCTAGCCATAACTTCTTCTCTAGAAGTTCCATCAGGAATACCTTTAACCAAAACTCCATTTGGAAGTCTGATATCCATTAGCGACCCCCTTTAGATGGAAGATCATTCCAATTAACTTCTTTTGGTTGGCTACCTCCACGCGTTTGCCTTCCCAACGGGATTGGCGAATCTTCATAAGCAAGTTCAAGTTTTTCTTTTTGTCTTTTTGCAAGACTTTGAGCTTGACGAACAACATCCCTCATTTGATCAGGAAAGTTTTTAGATGCAGGGTCAATTTTCTGAACAGCGTCACTTATAAACTTCCATTCCTGAACCGCCATGTTTCCAAGTTTTCCTGACTCAGTAGCGGCTTGTCTACCGTAGGCCATGACCTTTCCTTTAAATGTTTCTAATTGCTGTTCAGCACTTCTAGCCTGACCTAAAGGTTTAGACCACAGATAGCTACTCCATCCTGTAGCCCCACCCAAACCAGGGTGAGGTTTGATACCTTTTTCTTTATTTCCAAGCAATGAATCTGTTAATTTTTCTAATTCATCTGCTGTATCCTGTGCTGATTTAGCAAATGACTCATCTGCCGCATAATCTTTACGAAGTCTTACTTGTTGTTGTTGAGTTAACGGCTTTTCTTGAGATCCGCCAGATCGAATTAAAGCCATCTCCCTCATTGCATCTGCACGTAATTGCGCGATATCCCTTGCTGTATCACCGCGTTCTCTTGCTGCTTGAACAAGAGCATCATTACGTTGTTGTGCTTCTATTGCACGTTGTTCCCTAGCCGCCGCTTTATCTGCGGTTGATTGCAATACAGATAAAACTTTATCAGGTGCTCCATATTGTGAAACAACAGAAACAATTTGTTCATTTGTGGGATTTGGGCCTAATTCAGCCAATTTCTGCCGAAGTTCATTTTCTTGACGAACTGATAGTTCTGCTTTTTGTGCGGTAGCAGTTTGCGCTCTAATTTGAGATTGTTTTTGCATTAAATCCCTACTAAAGGCAGACAATGACATTGCAAGCTGTGCATTACCCATCTCAGAAGCCATCCTTGCGCCAGCAGCGATAGACTCAGGATCATTAGGATCAACATTTTTAAGAATCTGCTGCTGTTGAGCAATCATCTGTAACTGAGGGTCTTCAGCACCTAACAAAGTGCCAATCCCGCGACCAAGACCCATGCCAGCGGAATAGAATCCAGCAGACGCTTGTTGTAAAGGACTGAGTTGAGCAAACTGCATTGCTGCCTTCTGATCTTCTTCAGCCTGAGAACGCTGATACATCTCAGGAGTAAGACCGAATAAACCGCCTATGATTGAGTCTTGTGCCATGATTAATGTCCTTCCAATCCGCCGAGGGCGAGAGGATTGTAACTTCCACCAGAAAAGTCACTTACATAAGGATTTCCAGGCATATCTGGTAAGTATGAATACGGATCAAAACCTCCAATAGTAGGTGCTGCTCCAGTAGAGCCTCCACCAAAAGCACCTTGTTCAACCTTACGTTGCAAACCTAAAAGGCTTAAACCAGTCGGGCTGATACCCTGTCCTGATTGCAATGCTCGTGCTGCACTTATTCCACCTTGTAATAAAGCACTAGCAGCATAAGGACTTGCAATCCTTCCACCTAATGCAGAACCAATCGTAAGCGGTTCCATACCAAGTTGCTCAACAGAGCCAGCAGTTCCAAGACCAGTGGTAAACGGAGCATACGCACCAGTAAGACCTTGACCATAACCACCAAGCAGTCCTGCACCGGTTCCAAAAAGACCGGCTCCAAAGGCAGTCTGTTGCTGACCGGCTTGCATGGCTTGAGCAGCTAACTGAGCGTCTTGTTGGGCTAATGCGTTATAGTAGGCTTCCATCTCAGGAGAGGCCGCACCAAGACCAGCAGCACCGCTAGGACGGGCAGAAGTACCGCCTACGGCTAATCCACCTCGACCAGTCTGGAATAACCGGTTTTGCAGTTGAGCAAATTGGCGCTCTCTGGAAGGCGCTAAAAGCTCTTGTTGCTGTGCAATATACCGTTCTGCGGCCTGTTGGGGAGACTCCGCGAGATACTGTTGGCCTAATCCAAATAAGCCAGTAGCGGCGGTCTGTAACGGGGCGTAAAGACCTGGGGCTTGTTCAGCAAAGCCAAGACCCTGACCCGTAAGAGCCATAATCCTATCTTGATAGGCTTTAAGCTCAGGAGAGACTGTATATCCCGCAGAGGATACTCGCCCAGTCGTAGGATCGTACCCAAATTGGGATTGACCGAACCTAGTCGTAATCCCGATGGGACGGAACCGCGCTTCTTCAGCGGCGATCCTTGCGGCTTCAGTTTGAGCTTCAGCAGATGCACGAGCAGCATTTTCAGCCGCAGACGCTTGCTTTCTTGCTCCCATATACCCCAAGACAGGGGCGACAAAATTACCCATAATTTTCTCTCCAGAGATACAGCTTTCTAGTTATTCCATCTAAACATTTGTGATTCTCAACTACCTCAAAACCTGTAATCAAAGACCATTTGTACATCTTTTCATCGTCTATAAACGGCATTGCGTATATATCTTGTTTCTGTTTTTCAGCCCAATCATTCCAATCTTTAACAAACTCTTTCTTTATCTCTTTTGTCCATTTAAATACATCCATGTGGACAAATAACAAACCATTTACGTCTTCTGTGTAGATAATGTAATCATCAGTTTTAATTACAGGTATCTTCAAGCAGTCCGTTTCCACATGTAAACAGTAATGTATGGTTGATAATTAGCATTTGTGCCACTTGAACCAGTTGTACTGATTGCCACGCTAATGCCAGTTGTACTTGTGCCTGTTGCATTTGCTGTTGCTGTTCCATCATCTGACAGACCTACCCCACCTGTTTGCAAAGTGCGCTGATTACCACTATCGACTTGGTGCGAGTGCCCTGCATCAGTAACAGTTGCGGTGTGAGTGTGGCTGACAATGATTGCATCAGCACTACCGCCCGTTTCTTCAGCAGCGTCAAACAACGCATTGGTTGAGTCAAAACCAACGGGTACGCGACCAGCGCCAAAGGCCGTCCAAGTGCCAAATCCAAATAAAGTTGCTGGGTTTGTTGCGTTAGTAGCGTTTGTATAAATAGAACCAACAGGATACAAGGCTTGCAAAGCTGCCTGAACGAAAGCAGTTGTAGCTAAAGAAGTATCGTTATCACCGTAAGACTGAGTAACACCAACAGCACCAGAAGGAAGCGTTACGGTTCCGGTAAACGTAGGGCTTGCCGTGTCTGCTTTTGTAGATATAGCAGTAGCAATATTATTGAATTCTGTGTCAATCTCAGTACCTTTGACTATCTTATTAACATCGCCAGCAGATAGAGAATCTTTTGTTGCAAAATTCGTGCTTTTTACATAATTTGACATGATTGTTCCTAGCTAAGTTTTCCGTTCTTGGCCTGAATCTCGATCTTCTGAATACTTAATGCAGCGCCGTTAATATCTGACTCGTAACCTGTTTGAATTAATTTACCGGTTCCAGTACCAGATACGGTTAATGTCTGAATAAGTTGTCCATTACTGTAATACGCAACAGGTGATCCATTTGCACCATATTCAGCAACACCGTATTCAGAAATACCTTGGGTTGGAATTTGTGCGTTATCTGAGAGGTAATTACTACTTAAATCAAATGCCCACTTAAAAGTGACGTATTGATTAGTTCCACCAATAACAACAATGGAGATTCTTTTAAGTACAGATGTTTGAGATACGTTACCTAAATCTGCGTAGTTGGTGTAATACTGCATCCTGTATGAAGAACCGTCATCCTGGTATCCGGTGTATTTCATTACATAACCAGTTTTACCTAATAACAGATCGCCATTTGCTTTAGAGTAAAGAGCTTTAGGGTCGATAGAGTTCCAAACAGTAACCCTGGAGGAACCGTCTTGTAACTGGCCTCTAGTATCAAAGCAATAAATCTGTTTTACAGAAGGTAAAGTAATCAGATAAAAAGCGTTTCTCTCAGAGAATACAGATTTAATCTTTGTTAAATCTTCACCTGAGACGATATTCATCAAGTCATTTCGCACATTCTTGGAAAGATCGCGGAATGGAAGTGACTTCTCTTGAATAGTTCTAAGTAAAGAACGAACTCCAGTGTTTGATAAAAACAACACATCAGTACCAATAGACTTAACGCTGTCTCTAGCGATACATCCTGTACCTATGATTGCGTCATCAATAACCAAGTCCGCAGGTGTCGTTGCGTTTTTATAGACAAGAATCTGATTCTTGCCAAAGATAAACAAGTATCCGTTATGAGATGCAAGAGCTTGGATTTCATCAACACCCTCACCCCAAACCCTAGATACATCAAGACTTCCTGCGGTTCCGGTATCCCAAATGTGTCCGGCAAGAAGATCAGAGAACGAAAGCGTAACTTTATTAGTAGAGGTATTGGCTACCCATAATCTACCATAAGCACTTAAAGCGATATTCGCACTAGGGACAGTACCAGAGTATCCGGTCTTTTCAGAGACTCTGCGATACGTTGTATTACTTACAGCAGGATCATAAATTAACGGGTCATGTCCTGTCTGAAAGAAGTATGCGATATTGTTTAATGTCGCAATACTCCAGTTATTAGCAGTAATTGTAGGGGCAGAACCACCGCCGCCGTAAGTAAGTTCAACGACAGCATTACTG